GGGCATCGTTGTAAAGAAGTTTTCAATGTCTTTGAACTGTTTGGAACTCAGACCTTCTACAAATTCACGAAGTTCTTTCTTAGTACAATCTTTGGTTGTCCAAGACTCCTCTTCATTATAAATCTGCTCAATGGATGACATAATCACATTGAAAGTTTCATCAAGATTTACATCAGAAACACTGAAGTTATTCTTAACAAATTCTTCCATTGATGGATACTTCATACGCATCACCAAAGTATCATCAAGACGAATATCTCTTGAGTGAGATTTATCAAATTGTACTTCAATATCATCTAATGCAATGATGACAGGAACCTTGGTTTCACCATCATCAGGGCAGGTAACCAAAACTTCAACTTCTTCACCAACAGACTTGCCTCGAATGTTGAGGAACAAATATTCAATATCAAAAGTAGAAAGTTCTTCTACTTTCACACCTCTTGAGAGAATACACGCTTTGATTACGTCTTTGACTGCAACAGCAATCTGCGATGGATCTTCACTCTCCATCGCAATAATTAAAACTTTTTCCTCCTTAACCAAAAATGGTCTATACTTAATTTTTTTCTTAGTAGAAGGAATCACCAACTCATACGTCGGTGTAGCAATCTTAGGTAAAGGCATTACGATTCATGCACGTCAGTAAAATTATTTAGAGAGGTTATCAGATTCTTCTTTGACCAATCAGTGATCTTGAAACTTCATTGTCCGAAATTGTTGAACCACCTCTCAACCAATCAAGGTTGTCTACTTTGCCTTTAAGCTTAATCCCAAGGTCATCATTTAAAATTTGGTCTTGTCCAAGTTTTATTGGTAGATTACCATAGACATTGTTCGCATACGCCGAGGAATTATCCTTATTTCCTCTACCATTTCCAGAGTCAGGTCCATCTTTATTTCCGTCTGTTCCATTGAAGACATTAAAGGAACGTGATTGTCCAGAAATGTATCTATCAAAATGGAATGATGCAGTTGCTTTTAGAATGTTTGTCCCTTCATAAGAAACAGTTGTTGAATCAAGAGAGATTGGAAATAAACCCCAGAATCTATACTCAATATATCTCTTGTAGTCTTTCTCAAATTTTGTAATCCTAGTCTCATCAGATTTGTATGCATCTGGGTATTGCATTCTATAATAATAGTTTTCATTGGTATATGGAACTGCGTCTGCACCCACAGTTGAACCACTGGCAATGTATTCCATCCAGTGTTCTATAAACTTTAAACTCTTATATCCCGTATCCACGTAGAATTCCATTGTCATTCTAGTGAACAATCTACTGTGTGCCATTTTTTCAGCAACACCTTGATAGTTTCCTACAACATCTGCTGTTGCGAGTCCACTACCAGGAAGTTGTGCTCTACTGCACAGTAAACCAACACCCTCTGTTACAAACCTTGCATCAACACCTCTATCTTTCAGATAATCTCTCAAATTTTTCTGATGCAACCCAAACTCCACCATGTAATGGGAAGTTAAAGAAACATTAGAAACTAGAGGTTTTATCTGTGATATTTTTTTGGGAAGCGGTCTAGGCACTCTAAATATCTTATATTGATTGTTTAGTTATTTAGATGTCATATAAGGGAAAATACAAACCATCATATCCAAAGAAATATAAGGGTGATCCGACCAATATTGTATATCGTTCTCTCTGGGAACGCAAGTTTATGGTCTACTGTGATAACAATCCAAACGTTTTAGAATGGCAGTCAGAAGAGTTTTGTATTCCATATCGTTCTCCTATTGATAACCGAGTTCATCGTTACTTTCCAGACTTCTTCATCAAGTATAAAGATGTGAGTGGCAAGACCAGATCATCTTTAATTGAAATCAAACCAATGAGGCAGTGCGCTCCTCCACCAAAACCAAAAAGACAAACAAAGAAATACTTGAACGAGGCATTTGAATATGCCAAGAATCAAGCGAAGTGGAAAGCAGCACAAGATTATTGTGCTGACAGGATGTGGGAGTTCAAAGTCATGACCGAAAAAGAACTTGGTATCAAGTAATGGCACAAAAAAAGAGGGAAACACTCTTACAGTCACAACGAAGAAAACTTGCTGAACAGAGGGCAGCGAAAGCAGTAGCAGATGCAGCTCAGAGACCCACAGATACAGACGAAAATCGTAATAGAATCCGTAAAGTAGTAAACAATGTAATCGGTGTTAGAGACCCAGACATTGTTATGGATCAACTGCTTCAGGTTTTAGAAAAGTCTGAAGCACCAATACCAGGAAAATTGTATGTTTATAAGTATGTTGCAATCACACCTGGCATTCGATATGATAGAAATCCTGTAGTACAGATACGAAATATATCAGACAATGGTTGGGTAGGTCAGAACTTTCATTGGTTGGGAAAAGGTCAGTCAATAAGAAATTATCTGGCAAGTGAAGTTATATCTGATGGCATTTATGAAATCTATCCATCAGAACTTAGAGACGTTATGATGCTACCAATAAGAGATTTCAAAGTAGGCGGCTAAATATTTAAAAATCTCGATATAAATGCCCGCAAGAGATCCCTACCTTGGAATGCATCCCAGGGAAAGACAACAAGCAAGATTTAAAGAATGGAGAGCGTCCAAGGCTGCTGAAAGGGCGAAGAAGATTGCTAATGCACAAGAGACTGGGGGTGGACAAAACCCAGAACAACCTGCAAGTCCTACAAGGAATGCACCATCAAATACGGTAGTATATAAGTATCCATTAAAGAGGATTGATGCCACTGGTGACTATCTAAGAATTCAAATTTTTGAGCAACTCAGACAAGATGATATCTTTGGATTAAAAGGTAAATTTTTTAATTCAACTCCAAATGATAAGGGAGGATTCGACTATGAACTTAAAAGTCCAATAAACCTTACAGATGTTGCAAAAATACCAGCAATAAATGATGTTTGGAATGATATAAAAGCAGATGGTAGTGTTGGTCGCACCAGTGGAACCGAACAAAATGCAGTTGAGAAAGTTCGCAAAAGTGGTTCAATAGATATCATTCTACCCATACCACAACAAGTTTCTGATAATATATCAGTTGCTTATGCCGAAAGTACAATTAATCCTCTTGAAGCTGCTGGATTAAATCTTGCCGGAGAGGCATTATCTTTGGGGAGTAATCCCAATAATACGATAAAAATGCCATCCCAACAGGATATTAGTAATGCAATTTTTGATGAAAATGGTGGGATACAAGGAGTAACACCAGGGACAAGAAATGCTCTACGTAGTGTTTTTGCTGGAAAAGCACTGAATACTTTAGGTGCTAATGTTTCTGCTGATTCTATTCTTTCTAGAGCAACTGGACAAATTCTTCAATCAAATCTTGAACTTCTCTTTAGTGGAGTAAAATTAAGAACGTTTCCCTTTATCTTTGATTTTACTCCAAGAAGTCAAGCTGAAGCAGAACAAGTGATGAATATTATTAGAGCATTAAAACAATCTGCTTCACCAAAAAGACAAGGAAATGGTGGTCCTCTTTTCATTGGATCTCCAAAGATGTTCCAATTGCAATACATTTCTGGAAATATGGAACATCCTTTCTTGAATAAGTTCAAACTTTGTGCTTTATCAGATATTAGTATCAACTATACTGCATCTGGAACATATGCAACGTATTCCGATGGAACTCCTGTTCATATCAGAATGCAATTGACATTTAAAGAGATGAATCCAATCTATGCTGAAGATTATGATTTTAAAGATCTTGGTCCAGGCGTCTCTCAAGAGCACTATAACAGAACACAAGGAGGAGTAGGATTCTAATGAGTTACTTTAGAGAACTACCAAATATACTTTATCAATCAAACCTTTTACATAAGACCTCATCAAGAGAATATGTAGCGGTAAAGAATCTTTTTCGTAAGGTAAAGATTCAAGATTGGATTGAAGATAGTGTAAATTTCTTCAATGATTACACTATTCTTGATGGACAAAGACCAGACAATCTTGCAGAGATTATGTATGGTTCTTCTGAATTTGATTGGGTTGTTGTATTAACTTCTGGAATTACAAATATTAAAGACGAATGGCCATTGAGTAACTATGATTTATATCGTTACTCTGAAGAAAAGTATGGACTGACAAATTTAAATGCAGTACATCACCATGAGACAATTGAAGTAAAAGACAACAGAGGAAGATTAATTTTACCTGGTGGACAGATAGTTGATTCTGATTTCAAAATTAAAACTCCCTTTGATGCCTCATCAACTAAGTTTTATATCAGTGATCCAGATATTGGTGGTGGCGGTGGTGATGGTGCTACGGAATATAGAGGTGTAAATCAAGAAATAAATCCAGTAACAGCAGTTTCAAACTATCAATATGAAACTCTTAAAAATGAATTGAAGAGAGATATTAAATTAATGAAACCAATGTATCTCCAATTGTTCTTACAGAATATGAGAACATTGATGAGTTATGAAGATAGTTCTGTAACCGTCAGTCCAAGTCTAATCTATACTGGAAGAACAAGATTAGTTGGTCCATAAGAGTTCTAGACTCTTATCAAAAACCATCACATATCGATGT